CCTACGGGGCTCGCCTTTTCGCCTTGAGGGCGAATGCGATCTAGAGCGTACCATATATGTCAATATCATCTAGCAAAACCGCAGGTCAGACGGCATGTCACGATACGTAAATCATCACCTTCTTGCCATGTTTGATCGTAGCCAATCTCAGACATTTCTTTGTACCAATGCCTCAGCCATGCCATTACTACCTGGAAATAGGTCATCTAATTGATCTCCTTCTTGATAGTTTAATAAATCTAATATCCATAAATTAAATTGTAATGGTTTAGCTCCTGGAAAGTTTTTTCTCATAGCAATGCGACAGCTAAGCCAATCTCGAACCATGGGCTTGCGAGTACGTACTTTGCGGCCACCATGTAATAAAACAGCTTCCCAGGCATATTGCACAGTAACTGCTAATATTTGATGAAAAGTTTTAGCCCAAATACATATACGTAAATCTGGGTATTTAGCTAATATCCATGATAAATCTGTAGGGTTACACGAAATGGCAAAACCATCTGGATAGTCTTTGTAAAGTTTTTCAATCAAATCTAAATGGCTTTTTTGTTTATCCCATATAGCTGCATCCTCATGCAAATCATTGTATAAACGTTTGCCGTGTTTGTAATATGGTGGATCAGCATAAGCAAACTTCATGGCTTACTACCCCAACCTTTACCCTTAAACACTAACCCAGGTGCTGAATACAACCTAGTCATTAAAGTATGACATTTCGGACAATCCATAGTAGGCACATCCTCTGTAAATGATCTAAATGTAGATCTAAACGTGCCACATTCATTACAACTAAACTCATAAGTTGGCATTAACGCACTTTACCTAACTGACTATTAATTAAGGCAGTACGACCCTTTTCGCCCAAAGCAGCTAACACTAATGGTATAAATATGCCTTTTTCAGAACCATCTATTTGTACAAATTTAAGATGTGGTGTTGGCATTAAAATACTGCAATCAACATAATTCCATAAATTTTGAAACCAATAAGCTTTACTCATGGGTACTAGACAAATTCCATTACCATGCTGCAAAAACTTGTCATGCCAGGGTTTGCCCTCGCTAAATGGTGGGTTCATCCAAACAAAACCTTCCCAATTCTGGGTTAAGGCATTATCTTTTAATGAATAATGACGTTTTGCAGGTATCCAATCAACTCCACCTTCAGGCGCACAAACATCTAAATCAAATTCTACGTTTAACGCTTCAAATATAAATTTAGGCGTGTATTGCTCATCACGTTCTTTCATTTTGCTCCAATCAACTGGCAAGTGTGGCAGACCACGGATTTGAACTTCCAACCACCACACTTATCACATCTGCATATATCAGAATCTGGTACATGCAAAGCTTCTGCTATATTCTTAACTCCAACACAGCCACAATCCATGCATTGATACAGCTTAAAACCATCTGGCATATCTGTAGCATCTAGCCACAGAAACTCGGTGTTACGCTTGCACCCATTACACTTAAACGTGGCGTGATTAGTCACGATTTATCAGCTCATGACATCTAAAGCATGTGCCATCTCTAAAGACTCGATCATCTTCACAGACTTCGCACTTGATTACTGTCGGCTCTAGGTGTACGCCATTATCATCCATGACGACTTGCACACCCTTACCATTAATAAACGCTATGTAGCCCATAGTTACTCCTTATCCTTCGGGAAATACCACGCACCTGTTGCAGTTTGCTTAGCCCAGATCGCATGCTCTTTAATGTTGTCTAAACAGATATAACCATAGAACGGCTTCTTGGTTGTCTTACTTAAACCCTTCTTTAATGCCATGCCCTTAGCGCAGCCACACTCAGGTGGTGGATTAGGCGCTTCTGGCACAGCTGTAGTCCAATCACTATCGCCCCATTGCACTGGATCTTCTAGCTTGTTTTCTACAGTAAAGGATTCTGACTTAGCGTTTACTGAGGCCATTTCCTCTCGGCTTGGTCGCTTACCTTTAGCTGAGAAACCTGCGTTTGCAAGCGCTCTACCAATCGCACTTGTTTCCGCATTAGGTAAAGCGAAATTTGCGTTAACGCCTCTATCACTAATATTCTCCAACGCAAGCCCCGTAGCACACGCTTTGAGATCTGCTTCTGTTTTGTAGAGTTTACATACCACAATGAATCTAGTGTCTGTGGCCTCGATAAGCTCTGTTTCCAATCTTCCATCTGGATAATCCTTCCACCATTTATGTAGACGCTCATCTACTGTTTCGTAATTGCTTAAATCAAATGCCATTATTCCTGCCAATCTAATGCATCATCTTGCATTGCTTCGTGACAAGTTTTGGATATTGCGATATAGGCCAAAGCATCTTTATAGTTATCGTCATACTCCGGACTTTCGACACTTCGACTAATTTTGACGAGTGCCATACACATTGCGACCTGATTTGCAGTAATTGGAAAACATAGATAAGCACTCCACAATTCTGCAACTCGACTATTTTGCAGGTGCGGATGGCCGTATAATGATCCTCTTTGATGTATGAGTGCTGTTGCATCTGCAAATAGTTTCTCAGTGTTTGTCATAATCAAATACTGCCCTAGATCTTAGTTTCTCGATCTTCTGATTATGCTCAATAGATGCTTTCCAACCAGCTGATCTGCCAACCCAGTAGCCACGTTCAAACGCTCTACTTTGTATCTTCCAATAAGCCAGTACCAACACTATTAGCCCTAGCATGATCCAAAAAAATATCAGACCATCCTGTCTAGCTTCTAGCCATATATTATTCATTTGTAGCCCTACCTTCTATGCACACGCTTTGCGGCATGTCAATAGTGTGACACCTGTGTATGACTTTGTGGATGATTTAGGGCTATATTTTGATAACGATTTGATAACGTTATTTGTAGAGTTTGCCCTCAAATATGAAGCTGCCATCTGCATTAATAGGGATGGTTATAACCTGAACCTTACGCTCATGCACGTATGCCACGGCGAAGCCTTGTTGCCAGTTAGCATAGCCCCTTGTATATGCCATGCCTGAACTGCTTAAATCTACTAAATTACCAACCTCAACACCCCACACAGTACGCCCTAATTGGCCTCTAGAAGCCTCTGTGAAGGCCGATACCCCTAGTCTATGGGTGTGACCACAGACCACGCTCTTACCTAGCCTTCTAGCCCCGTTTAAGGCCGTTTGTCCAGGTACTTGGCTAAGAGGGAAAGAGTCACCATGAACGGCTGTCCAACCTGTTGCCCAATCAATCCCGTAAGGGTGGAATTTAATCTGGAGTTTGTCATATCCCATAAAACGCTCATACTGCATTTCGGGTAGGTTAAGGAAAGATGGTAGTCGCTTTTTGATTGATCGATAAAGTCTGATTCCATGATTACTTCCTAGTACATCTGTTACGCCTAAGTATGTTAGGACTTCTTGTGTCTGTTTTCTATCGTCATTTATGTTGCCGACCATCTCATCTATTGTGCCAGCATTAAATCCACCTAGCTGTGGTAGATCAATCTCATCACCAATGCATATAGTCTGGTGCGGATTCCATTTAGCCAGGAAGCGGCCAACAGATTTAACAGATTTCTCATTAAAAAAAGGAACTTGCAGATCTGACACGAACGCAATTCTGCGCACTTAGTCCTCGTCTTCGTAGGGGTCATGGTCTGGGTTTACAGGATCAAAGTCTGGGTTAGATGGTGCTATCCAATCTGGAAACACGTTCTTGTCACACATCCCCAGAGCTTGATCTACTGGAAAACCTGCACGTCTTAGGCTTAAATAAAACTCACGCAACGAAATAGCATAGGTATCTAACTTAGTATTAATCTGCTCATGGGTGTATTTACCCTTGCGCTTATTAATCTTCTTGCGCTTGCGTGCGGTAGCCATATTGCTATTGTCGCTTACTTATGATAATGAATAGATCATCGACACGCTGTTCTAATCTAGTTAATTGATCCTTCATGCTAGAGCCACCATTAGGTCGCAGCTCGTTTAACCAACCTTTAACTAGGAAACGTAATCCTATTAGCCCGCCTGATAGCACGGCCATAACGCCAGCGCCAAAGCCAGCCCATTCTGTTGGACTCATTTTTCATCAGCACCGACACCATAAACGCTATCGGATTTATCTAGAGCCCTAGCTGCTGGCCCAGCAAGTGCTGCAATAACTACAGACAGTGCTGGATCTAAACCTAATTCATTACTTGCTAAAAATGTTAAGAAAGATACTAATACCCCACGTGCATAGGACTTTAGTATTGCTTTTTGTTTATCTGATATCTTCATATTTTTCCCCCTAGTAGTGGTATGTCAAACGCCCTGCCGTCTTTGTCGCCTGCCTTTGTAAAGCTAATATGTACATGTTTATAATGCTTGTTAAAACCCTTATAGGTGCGCCACTTATAATTAAGAATCCTGCTCGCTATTTTGCCATTATGAATTACGTAAGATATGCGTTTATCGGTTTTAGCACAGATCCTGATTTGGTCAGCCAGATATATCGAGAGTTGTTCTGATGAATCCAAACGAGAATCAACATCAATGGCTCTGACAATTCCCTGTGCGCCCCTGTCTGGATTATGATCCGATTTGCTGGCACTATGACGAGCATCACCAATCCACCCATCACTGGCAGTGCGGCGATCCGGATACCAGGTATCAATTTGTTCTCTTAACTTGACACCAGCTGCACATAAAAAAGGTTTCATTAACTTAAAAGTAATTTTGCTTCTTCGGCTGTGATACCTAAGCGATCTAACAGCTCAGCCTTAGCCTCAGCTCTAACTGCTGCCTCTGCCTCTGCCGCCTTGCGCTGATCCTCAGCCGCTACTCTTGCAGTTTCTAGATCTGCAATCTCAGCTTCCGTCAATGGAATCACCTCAGTAATTCCTGTACTGCAATCAACTACTACCCTTGTAGGTGTATCTGACATTTCTTTCTCCTTTGTTAAGCGTTGGATATTCCGTATAAATAAAATGATGAGCCTGAAACAATAGCCGTACCATCAACAGGCGCAATAGTCATAGATGTTATAGCAGATGTTCCACTCCATAGACAAGCCTGTGTTGCCATTTGTGCAGCCGTTGTATTGTTTTCTTGCATAGCAGTTATGTTAAATGGTTTAGCGACAGAAGATGTATAATTTGGAATATATATTTCAACTGAAGAAAATGTATTAGCAGTTGCGGTTGCCGCATCAAAAACATTTCTCATATACAAATAAGCATAACCAGTTAAAGTATTGCTTGCTGCGGCTGATCCATTGCCTTGAACATTTATTCCTGAATAAGTTGATGTTGAGCCATTAAAAGTTAATTTCAAATCATCTTGAGTATTACTCAGATTTGAGCGACCAGAAAACCTAACTACCAAATCCGTATAGTCAGCAGGTATTGACGAGAAGGTAACAGATGCCGCACTTGATGTTAAAACTTCTGAATCAATTAAAGTATAGGTTGCCATAGTTACGCCTTTAGTATTCCGTAGAGGGTTGCGGTAGAGCCTGTGGCAAATCCTGTGCCAGCATTGTTTAACAATAAAATTGTCGTAATTGCTGATGTACTGCGATACAAGCCAACTGTTTGTACAGTTTCACCGCTACCATTCAAGTCATTTGATGTTTGGCAAAGTGCTGTCTTAAATGTAGAACCTGCGTAACTAAATAAATCCATAGTAAAAAGCAATGGATTAGTGGTATCTGCGCCAACTAAATAATTGCCCCAAAAACCTCTAGTACCGCTTGTTTCTCTAAATGAACCAGCAGACCCATATCCAATTAACATTGTGGATGAATAGTTTGAACCTGTATCGCTGTTTAATCTAACTGATACATACTCTCCGCCTGATGCACCTTTACAGGTCATAACAATTCTTAAGTCAGTATATGTTGCAGGTATGGAACTAAAAGTAATTGTTCCGGTACTACCCAAAGTAGTTGTAGCAATTTTCTCGTATGTGGTTGCCATGTTATCCTTTGATTCCGTAGAGGGCGAAAGTTGTTCCTGCAACCCAATTACCAGAACCACTTGTAAGTGTAATTGAAGTAATAGCATTTGTAGACATCCATAAATTGCTACCCAAAGCCAATGCACCGCTAGTGTTATTGTAATCAGTGCCAGCAATATATCTTACAGTTTTGTTTTTAGTGGTAGATGCGTAATCGTGAACATCTATAATGATTGAACCAAACATATTAGTATAACTTGCGTTATTGGTTGAAGAACCTCTGCGAAGGGTTATGGCAGTATCTGATGCGCCACCAGAAGCGGTTGCTGCTGTGCCACTAGCATCAATATAGTGCCAAGCGTAATTTGCACTATT